TGGCTAGACTCAAGTCATAAAGAGCATTACTTGTACTACTTACAGTACAGTGACGTACTACACAAGGTCAAGGACGTTACAGAGTCATACTATGCTAGAGTAGATTATGCAAGCGACGCAGATAAGTCATGCTAAATATGTATACGTTCATACTGTTAACAGTACGGAAGTAGCACAATGCGAAGGAACGCACCTAACTTAACTATAAGGAGGGTGATACATGTCAAGACACTCATTCATGCTCAAACGCTACGCAGAGCAACAGATTCGTAAACGCAAAGAGGATATACTACACAAGGCACGTCGTGAAGTTGCGGTTAATGCCAACGGTACTTGCGGATATGTTGTTAAGGCTGGTTCTAACATGGGCAAATACCTTGGGCATAACTCTATAAAACATCCTAACAGTTAGGGGAAATAAATTCTACCGCAAACGCTATCGCTGGGTCGCTACGCTCTAGGATTTTTGCGGCGCGAACGCTTCGCGTTGTGGGCCATGGCGCGAGATGACAGTGTGTAATAAATACACTTATACAAGGAGCCACTATGAGCAGTACGGGAAGAATCACAGAAGAAATTGGTGTTATACTAGATCCAGCAAAGGGTCGTGTAATTTTTGTTGACAATGACACAGCCAAAGCATTTGTAATAAACGCTGATCAGTCGTACACTACAAGTTACACAGTAGACAGTTCATTTAGCAATGTCAAAGTGGAATCTGTTGCTAGTGCAGACCCTGTTACCATTACTAACACTGGTGCTCCTGATGTTACTAATAAAAACATCAAGATTTCATGCACACAAAACGACGGGCACATCCAAATTGTTGCGCCGTCAAGTGCATCACCTAGTGCATACGGCAGTGTAACCATTCAAGGTGGTAGTGTTAACGTATCTAGTGATAGTGCTCTACAACTAACAGGTGGCGTTGATTCAGATGTTAGCATGACTTCGCAGGGTGCTAGTGGCTATGTGGAAATGCGTGATGGAGGTTCACCTTCAAATGCTAGAATTACCACTAACAGTCAAGACGTTGGCATGCCTAACAATGTCACAGATAGCATACTGTTATACACACTAAACGGACACATTTGTCTAGACGGACAACTACAATACAGAGGTGGTACACCTCCATCAACCAGTGTGGGATTCAGCACAGATATTCAAGGTGACATCAGCATGGATAGCAACTACTTGTACTATTGCAGTGCGCCATATGATGGTGTTACTAACATTTGGAAACGTATTGCTTGGAGCGGAGATACTTGGTAATGAGTGAACAAGATAAACCAGAACGTAAACAATTTGATGACTTTGCTCTAAACAAAGAATGGAGTCACAAGGTCCCCAAGGTTGAACAGGCAGAGATTGGAACTCCACCTAGTCAAAGAGAAAACAAGGTTGGCAAGAAGCAAACCACTATACAACTTAAAAAGCAGAGGTAACTATGAAGTCCGTTGACAATACCGGTAAAATCAAACCAGGCAAATATGCTGATACTAACCCAACCACAGTACGTGTTGACCAAGCAGAACTGATTGCTCCACAACGTCGTACTACAGGATCTAAGAGTCGTAAAACAGTTACAATTCAACTAAAGAAGGCACGTTAAGCACACTAGACTTAATCACGCTGTATGACGCTTATACAGCGTCTAAGACACCACCTATCACAATCACTAGCATACCTAAAACTATTTTTTAAATAGTAGTATGACACAGTTAAATTACCTAGCACAAGATATATTTGGCATTCCATTATACAACGGCGGTGTTAACATTTCACAAGATGATGTTGAAAATCTCATCAACGAACAATGGGAAAGAATGCCTGCAGACAACGGCTACAACAGTCGTGATAGACGCTTACTAGAGCATCCAAGATACAAAGGCATTCGCGAACAAGTAGATGCTCACGTACAAAACTATCTCGATCAAGTTATTCGTGTAAAACTACATGATGGCGCAAGATTTGAAATGCAAAACTCGTGGGGTGTAAAACACGAGCCCAACGACTGGGCACAAGAGCATGATCATGCTAACAGTTTTATCAGTGGCATTGTGTATCTCGATGTTACACCTAATACAGGTAATCTAGTGTTTCACAAGGAACGTATGTGGCAAAATATCTTTCCAAGAAGTGTGTATATAAATTATGATAATAGCACACTAGCAAATTCTTATGAACTAGAGTTTGTTCCACGAGTGGGTGATATCTTTTTGTTTCCTAGTCAACTAGGACACAGTGTAAAAGCAAACACCGAGTCACGCAATCGTTATTGTATTGCGTTTAATTACTATCCAAGAGGTAAATTCGACTGTGGCATTACAAGTGAACTCGAAGTATAAAATCAAATAAATAGTACTATGTCAATGGGATTCAACAGTTTACAAGGCCAACTGTTGTTGGCACAACCACAAGCAACGGGCACAGTTTTTGAAAAAAGTGTTGTGCTTGTTTGCGAGCATACAGCCAATGGATCATGGGGCATTATCCTAAATAAGAATTCACAAACAGTACGTTTCAAAGACATTGCTAAAGCCTGCAATATAAAATCAGAAAATATGATTCCTGCATTTGTAGGTGGTCCTGTACAAGCAGACAGCATACATTTTGTACACACACCAGACGTTGTACATTCTAATACTTGGTTTGCTACTAATTCAATTTGTGTTACAAGCAGTATTGAACTAATGGGCGAGATTGAAGAAAAGAGAGGACCTGCTTATTGGAGATTGTGTTCGGGCGTTGCGGCATGGCAACCAGGACAACTAGAAGGCGAAATGAGCGGACAGAAGCCTTGGACTCCACAACATCGTTGGTTAACAGTTCCGTGTCCTGCAGACATTCTTAAAATTAATCCTAGCAAGATGTGGGAAATAATGATACAAGAAAGTGTATCAAACTCTGTTAACGATATCTTTAGTTAAACTTCAAAGTTAAAATTAACAGCAAGACGTTGCTTCTTGTCTGTTTGACTTATGCTTGAATGGTATTGTGTTCCGTCAAATAGCACAAACTTATTTGCTTCTGCATCTACTCTACGTTGTTCTGTAAGTGACTGTTCGTCTAGTTCACTATCCGTCCACTTTTCATTATAAAAGATAGTAGGACCATTACAGGTAGTAAGGTAGTATAAGCCTGTCATGTGTGGCTGATAAAAGTCTACGTGAGCACCGTGTACTACAGGCTCAGGTGTTTTAGTAATTAAACCAATACGTATACGCAGAATCTTTTTAATTTTAATATCAAGTTGATTAGTAGCACCTTCAATAAAGTCTACTAGTAGTTCGCCTAGTTTACTAGTTGTACCCCACTCAGGATCAAATGCCGTGTGTGAAAAACTGTGATTCCACATATGGTCATCATTCCAATCTTTCTGCATCATAGAAGTGCCACGTACATAAAACCAAGGTATGCTTGAGTCGTTGTGCAGTCTACCAAAGTTGTCGTCAAATTCAGTTTGTGGTAAAATGTTAGGTACTACTTTAAACATTGTTTACTCCTCAGTGCTTAATCCGGCTAACATATCTCGTAGTTTAGAACTTTGTGCTTTGCCGCTTACTTTACCTACTGTTACACCGTCACCTGGTTCACGTAGTGCAGTTTCTTTACCTTCGTCGTGATTGGTTTCTGTTACTGTACTAGACTTCTTAAGTCCATTTAACAATGCACTACCGCTTGTACTAGCACCTGACGACTCTTGTGCTTCTTCGCCTAGGTCTGTAATACGCAGTGTGTCTACATCAAACTCTAGATCTACTTTTTGTCCTACGCCACTTGATGAACGTGTTTTCATAAACTGTATTTGATAACGTCCACGTTCTTTCATTGCTCGCGATGTAAAGATGCCGATTACATTATCCGCAGTTTGAATCTTACTAAGTCCGCCTGATATGTGACTGTGATCAAATTCAATTTCTTCTACTGCCGCTCTGTTTAACTGTGATGCTGTAACAAAGATAGTGTTTGTTTCCATTGCAAGGTTACGCAATTCTTCTGATACATACTTGTCCTTAACAAATAGGTCACTTGGTGATACTTTAACACTAAGCGGCATCATCAAATCCAAATAGTCAATTAGCAATACGTCTGGCTGACACTTGTTTTTGATTGACCACTCTTTAATATACGAACGTAGATCGTTTGCGTTCTTACCACTTGGCATATACTTGATTTGTATCTTGCCCGACTTCTTGCCAACCATTTTAACTTTCATTTCTACATCATCAAGACTCTTAAAAATCTCTCGTGTAGCAACACCTGTTACCATTGAGTCAATACGCATACCAACAAGTGCTTCTGAAAGTTCTAGCGATATGTACAACACGTTCATACCTTCGAGTGCAAAGTTAACAGCCATGTTCTGTAGGAACAACGACTTACCTGCACCCGAGCCACCTGCAAAGATGTTTAGTTCACCTCTGTTAAAACCACCAAATAGTTTTTTGTCAATAGTTGGCCAACCTGTACTTACTTGACCGTTGTTGTTTTTAAGTCCTTCAAGTCTCGAACGTGGATCAGCAAAGTAGTCTGTACCCATATCCTTTGCAAGACCAATTTGAATTGCTTCTTTAATCATGCCTTCTACTGGACCATACTCGCCTTTTTCAAGCAAGTCAGCACTCTTAAGAATTGCACGTTCCATTGCTTTGTGTCTACTAAACTTTTCAAATGTGTCTAGTAACCACTCTGAATGTGATACAACTGCTTCTGTTGCATCTGCTAGATCTAGTTGACAGGATTTGTTTACAATGTCACGCTCGGGCATAACTTTGTATTCATCTACGTAACTCTTAATAAACTCTGCACCGTCTTTTAATTTTTGATCAAAGTTATCACTTTCAAAGATACCTTGTGCTCTTACAAATGATTCTGCATCTGCTAGAAACATTTCTAAGAATAGTTTTTGTATGTCGTAGTTAAAATCCGTGTCTTTCATATGTATATTATACTGCCTTTATTAGTTATTTGCAAAATATGTTTTTGCCATTATTTGTGTTTTTATACCTGATACTTTTGAGTTTACAATCTTCTGCATAGTATATATCTTTCCGTACTTCTTAACAGCATCAGCAACGTCTTTAATAGTGTCGTCTGGCCATTCAGGAAATGCAACGCTCCATCCATATTTAACCGCTAGTTCAACAAGTTTCTCTCCACTTTGATCTATATCAGGTACTACAATTACTTCACGTTGTAGACTGTTTATCTGCATTGCTTGTTGGTCGTTAATGTCGTTACGTAGTACTGCGACACCGCCTACACTGATAGCATCAAACGGTCCTTCAACTACAATAACAAACTTACGATGCCAACCTTGATTGTCTAAGTTAAACACATATCCAGGTTGACTGTCTGTAATATATTTAGGTGAGCCGTCGCCTATCTTACGAGCAGTGTATCCGACTACAGTGCCTTGTGAATAGAATGGTACGATAAGCCTTGACTTATATGATCCTTCTGGGGTCCACATAAAATCGTAGTCATCTATGTTTAAGCCTCTGCTAGTAATAATGTAGTCGACGGCTTCTATGAACTCAGGTTCAAGATCTTCTGGTTTAATGTTATCCTGTGCTAACCTGTCTGCAATTAGACTAGCCCCGACAGGAAGTTTCTTTGATTCAAAAGTTGGCAGTGCGATAGTGTGGTCGGAACTATCGGTTTCTTCTTTCACTTTTAGTGCCTCAAGACTAAGCCTTGTTATCTCTGAATCTGGCATACCAAACCAGCCAAGTAGTTTACGCATTTTAACTGTTAAGTTTCTACCTGGAACGTAAGATGCTTTGTATCCGCAGTTAAAGCAATGATAACTTACTGTTCCATCGCCGTTAACCATCATACCACCACGTTTGCGTTTATCTGCACCTTCGCCATTATGAACACAGCACGGTGCATCAAAAGAAATCCACCCACTAGGTGTTTGTTTTCTTTTCGCTGGTAAGGCCGCAGTGATACTAGTTTGAATCGAGTTCATACTATATATTTTATGATCTTACGAGTACTTTGTCAACCGTCCCGGCATTCAAACTGTCCGGTAAATGGTAGAGTCTTAGGTTTTGATATACACCTGTTAGATTAACATAGTCTACGCCAGTTGCGTTACTTAAACTAATTGTTTGTAGATCTACCCAACTAGTTCCGCTATCAGGTTGACTTTCTTGTGTTGCTTGAATAACAATGTCACCTGTGTATCCTGTTGTATAGTATGCTAATGTATGTAATGGATTGTTACGTTTCCATTCTGGACGAGCATTTACAATTGAACTGTAATACTCAGTTACTTGTCCGCCCGGACTATAAAAGTCGCTAGTCAACGGACGAGTAAAGTCTGTGTTAGGAAGTTCTTCACTTACACTAAACGAAGCGTATGCTGTATCAACAATTTCCATAGTACCAGCAACTTCGTGATATGTGTTTGCGTATGTAGGATAGTTACCTGCGCCGTTGACAGTCCTTGTTACACTAAACTTGTAAAACTTGCTGACTAAATCTGCTGTGTCACTTTCGCTAAGTGTAAGCGTACATACACCGCGTGTAGCACGAGTACTGCCGTCATCTAGTGTAGTACACTGTTTGTCTAGCAATACACCACCTGTTTCTGTGTTTACTAGGTGGAAGGTAAATGTTTCACTGCTAATGTCTAGCGGCTTCTGGTCCTGATTTTGAACCGTAAATTTAACGGTGTTAGTAACACCTTTTACAATCTGAATGTCTTTCTGATACATTGGCGCATATCCTTGTGGTACGGTCCCGTCCAAATCACTGAACAAGGTATAACCGGTTTCATAAATATATATGGGTAACTTAAGCATATTGAGTTCATCCTATAATACTATTTATTGGAATACTATGACAACAATACAAGAAGATTTGCAAGAAAAATTTCCTTTTTTAAGTTGCATTAAACATGGTGTAAACGAATATGTTGGCATCATTATTAATCAAGATCCGAACGTAACAAGCATATACGATTACTCAGGTTGCTTAGATGACGCACAAAAACTAGCACTACTAGAAGCAGGAGATTCATGGTGGTGGGAATCAAATAGAAAGATTCCTATTAACATCTTTATGAAATCTGAAATGTCTAATTTTAGACACCTAATTAGAACGTTTAACACAAAAGATGTCGAACTAGTGTTTGGTCCGTGTTGTAGATTAGGCGACATTGCCGAGAAACGCATTAAAAGAAAATCTATTCAACTTGTTCGGAAGTTGAAATAAGTTCTTCACATAACAAATTCATATGTACAACAATAGCATGAGCGTATGCCATTGCGTGTGCTTTCTTAAAGTAGTACGATCCGTCAGTCGGTTTCGTCCAAACGTGCTTCATCACCGTATCCCACTTCTCTCCAACTAAACTCCTCTTCGCGGGTCTGATCATCGCTAGGACTGCGGCTAGTTGTTCTATAGTTGTCGGCTTCATCTGTTGTAGGACGGTAGAGTGTCCTGCGACGTGAAATAATTTGCTGTTGAATTCTTCGTGAGTAAGCAACTCCCATAATGGCTCCTTTGCTAAAAGCGTATTTAAGTGTTCTTCACTTTTTACCTGCTCATATATGTGAACATTGAGCATATCGATCTTAAAATATCCTCTCTCGTCTGCTTCCTTGTGATCAAGAGTACAACGTTCTGTGAAAGGATCCTTAGGCGCACTGTGAAAGTAAACGCCGGTGTTATGTTTTTTCAACTCACCTTTTTCGTCACGTGAGGCTACCACATGCTTAAATTTTTCAAGCACTGCGTCACGATCAAAAAAGTCTAAGTCAATATCAGGCAATGTTTGCCTCCTTACATATTTCTTTTACCAGTTCCACGTCCGCCGGCTTTTTCTTAAATGTTCGTTGCCAATACGGAATGTCAAGTACAGGTTCAATAATTTCTAATTGTTCGTCGTTGAAATCGTTTAACATCTTTTTAGCACTATTACAATTTAGTAGCAACCAAGGACTAATTAAACCATTACGTAAATCGTGTACTGCTCTATTAAGATTAGCATACTTAAAGTAATGATTAAAACTTGAGTCATTCTTATCTGCCCATGCCATCATAGTGTTTAGTGAACGTTGTATAGCATCTTCCACAGGTTCTACTTTAATCATTTCAAATAGATATGTATCGTATAGTTCATCACGACACCAGTGATCAAGTTTAACATTTGATTTAATAACAAAGTCTACAAACTTCTCTGGATACAACGGATTAATGTTGTTTACAAAACTACCAAACTTTACAAACGCATTGTAGTAGTTACTTTTACAAAACTGTTCGTATGTTTTATTTTTTGAACGTTGTACCATAGTATAGAACTTATTGAATGCCATAAAGCCGATTTGTACACGCTTCTCATCTTTTTGTAAGTGTCTACGTTTAGGCTCGCACATATGAGCCATAAGCGTCTTTTCTGTTCTAAAACGCTTACCGCAATGTACACATT